CACATTTGGATATTTGGCTCTCCAAGCGATGCCCTCTTTATCTAAGATGTCAATGCCATAACGTTTTGTTGCCCATTCTGCAATGTCATCAAATCTGTCATAACACCAAACTCCAGCTCTTGTGTCTTTGAACCATTTGGTAGATGCCGCACCTAACAATGATCCTGCTACATTACTTACTATCCACAGCCACATATTGTTCTCCTTATTTTAAGCCCCCGAAGTCGGGCTTTTTGTTTTGTTTAGATCGGTATGATAGAACATTGTCACTCGCTGGTTTCTCTGCATTCATTCTCTCTGAAAACGATGTTCTGTCCATCACTGGCTTTGCATCGTCAACTAGACTTTGGGCAGACTCCTCTGCATCATAAAGTTTCATCTTGGCACGGTCAATGCCGATAACAAATCTCTTTAGAGTGTTTGTGTCACCCCATCGATTTTTCAATTGCTTGACCATCAACTGACCAAGCCCCTCAAGTTCTTCTGTAGAAATCAATCCGAACATGAAGTCAGCAGTTGCTGGCAAACCAAAAGATTCTGACGTATCTTCTAGGTTCAAGTCAGAACTACTATAACCAGTACGAGTCGTTTGTGTAGCACTCAGAACTGGAACGTTGAACTCTACAGCCAGACCACGCAACTCTTCAGCAATAGCTTTGATAAGAGTGTACGAGTTCACGTTACCACCAGCTTTCATTCTGGCACTAGTACAGATATTTAGATAGTCGATATACACAATATCTGGCTTGAAGTTCTTCTTAAGCTTCAACTCATTCAGCAAGTGCCTGAAGTGTGCTGAACCCGCACTAGCAGTAGGAAACTCTTTGACGATCAGCTTACCAGTTGTCTTAGCTTTGACCCGTGCAATACGTTTCTCGTAGACATCTTTCGGCATTTCTGACAGAGAGTCAACAGTAGTGTTCAACAAGTTGGCATCAATACGCTCAGAGATTTTCTCTTCAGCCATCTCCATCGTGATGTACAACACGTTCTTGCCATCCATAAGATTAGCTGCCGCACAATGCGTCATGAACAAAGTCTTACCAACACCGGTACCAGCAAGAGCAATAGAGAGTGACTTGCGAGATAAGCCACCCTTTGTGATCTTATTGAACAAGTCTAGGTCGAATGGAACCTTGTCTTCTTTAGTGTGATAGAACTGGTAACGCTCTTCTGTATCTTCTAGAAAGTCATGACCAATACTCTGGTCAAACGAAACACCGAGAGCTTTAGACAACAGGTCTGGAATAGAACCCTTGTCTAACTCTTTGTGATGTCCGTCTAGTACCAGAATAGATTCACGTACTGCATTATAGATTGCCTTGTCTTGGCAGAATTTCTCTGTCGTATCAACAAGCCACTCGATATCAGTCTTTTCATCATATGATAATGCTTCAATAGTCTCTACAATCGACTTGTATTGATCATCAGATATATTGGTCTTTTCTTCAATAACTAGTTTCAGTGCGCCCTTAGTGGGCACACCGTTATAGGTATCAATGTAACTTGCGATAGTTTTGTACAGGGTTTTCTCAGTGAAGTCACCGAAGTACTCCTCACTAAGAAACGGTATTACCCTTCGCATATAATCTTCGTTATGCAATAGCCCCGCAAGAACGGTCGTTTCAATCATCTAAGAGAATCTCCTCAAGAGAAGTTGTTGGTTCGTCAGTCAGCATTTGACCAGATGCCATAGTATACTGCGATTTGATGTAAGATGCAAGATCGGTTTTCTCGAACATCATCAACCAGAACTCAGAACTATCGTGAATGTCTTTAGCCCGCAATTTATTGGGAGTAAGAACTTCACCAGTCTTAGGGTCTACAGCTTCGTACCAACCAACGTTAGGCTTGACTAGATATCCACCCTTCTCTGCTACATCCATAAGTCCAGACCACTTAGAGATACCGCCTTCGAATGTCACAGTCACGGGAATCTTGGACTTCTCACGAACATGGCGAGACTTCTCGATGTTGATGATGAAGTGGTAACCCATAATCTCAGTGCCAGATTTCTCTTGCTGGCGACCGATAATCCAGATAGCGTCAGACGAATAGTAAGCTCCAGTACCGCCAGACACGATGTCTTTAGGATATAAGCCAATCTCTTTGTACGTGTGATTGACAGCAATCAAAGGAATGTCTTTGAGATTCAGGTGAGGTGTGATCATACGGAACAACGACTTCATCTGCTTCGCACGAGACATATCAGCAACAGACTTACCGTCCATAGCATCCTGAACTTCTTTCTTCGATGCCAAGTTACCGATCGAATCGATGACAATACACACTCTGTCTGTTTTAGAGATACCTTCTAGCTGTTTCATGATATCGAACTTCAACTCTTCAACGTCCGTGATGGGCGTATGAACGACTTGAGCCATATTAACACCAAACGACTCAAAGTATGCTTGAGGCGTACCAAACTCAGAATCATAGAACAGAATAACAGCTTCAGGATACTTCTTCTGGTATGCGGCTGCCATAAGCAACGCAAACGCAGACTTGAAGTGCTTCGAAGGTCCTGCAAGCATCAGCAAGCCAGGAACTAAGCCACCATCAACACGACCAGATAAGGCTACGTTGATCATTGGCACCGGTGTGGGTGCCATATCTTTCTTACCAAAGACCTTCGAGTCCATGATTGCCGAGGTCAACTTAATAGTTGAGTTCTTGGCTAGTTTTTCCATCAATGACGACATATAATCATTCTCCTATAGTTAATTGCGATGTGACTATTATAACATCATCCGTTGTAGATGTCAAACAGTTTATTCTCAAAAGCTTCAATTTTTTCTGTGCGATTTGGCCAGAGGATGTATTCCTTCTCTGGGTTAGCTTTCAGGTTGTTCAGCAACGGCGTGATTGCATTGTACAACTTGTCTAGCTTAGTCTGTGTGCCTTCTGCCGTTGACGCAACTTCGTCAGCAGTTGTCCGTAACGCTTTTACTGCGGTCAGTTCGTCTTCATCGACTGCCGTAAATCCAAAGTCAAACATATCATCTGTCATGAGAAAAATCCTTCTAGTGAATTGACGTACTCTAGCTCCCATTTGATAGCATCAGATACTAGCTTCAGTGGTTCTTTGAACGTCTTGTTAAATTGGGTTTCATAATCTACATACTGATTCAGTGCAAACTCTTCAGGCAAGAAGTTTGTGAATGAGATCACATTCTCCATAAGAGGATTAGGCATCTTCATGTAACAGAACTTCACCTTGGTACCATTCTTGATTGCCTCTTGAGAGAGATTGGCTTTCTTTAGTTGCTGATTATATAGCAATGCACCCCGAACGTGAATAGGTGTACCCTTCTTATAAACGGTGTGTCGATCTGCCCACTTCTCAATGTCACTCACACCACGAGGAAAAGATACCTCTTCTGGGCGCAACGACTTGAACTCTTCAAAGAAGTCTGCAACGAACTTCTGCAACTCTGCTTCAGTCGAGTTCAACATCAACTGATACGCCTTCACAAACTTATCACGTACCACTTGAGGAGTAGATGACTTGACAGCCTCGATGCCCATGATCTTGAGTTTGGGTTGAGCATATTGAACACCTTCATTGTTGTGAACGTTGAGGATGTATCGCTTCTTTGCCATCCAGATGCCTTTGTCTGCGATAGCTTCACGTGCCATAACCATACGATTGTCATAAGCATTCATCTGTGTGAACATCTTATCATAAGCCTTAGCCAAGATGGGAACAATCTTTTGCTCACATGCTTGATCAATAAACTTCACGGGATCTTTAGGGTTCACTGCATTAACGAGAGGTTCCATGTTCACGTATAGCGAATCAGTGTCCATAGCAATCACATAATCTTTACCATCAGACTTGAGAATGGAATTCATCGCCTCGTTCATAGCCTTCTCAGCCCACTTGATAGACAACTGACCAGACAGTGTAATGCCTTCTGCAATTCTCATATCGAAGTAACGGAAGTAAGCATTGCCTAACGCACCATAAAGAGAGTTAAGCAAAATCTTAATAGCCATCTGAGTATTCTCTAACCTATTTATCTCTCGGCTGAGTTCGCTAGTCTTACCCTTCTCGTAATCTTTTTGTAGCTTAAGCATATCGTTCTTAACAGCACGGCGCTCATCATACAAACCAATGATGATCTCAGGCATAACGCCACGCTTGTCTTTACGATACATAGAGCCATTGGCAGCTACAGAAACGTCTCGCTCACGCAACTCTGGATCAATATCATTCTCAAGGTAGTAGTCAACACCACTTGCAGTGAAGTCACCAGGGCCACTCAGAAGAGTTTCTGGTGACATGTTGTACTGCACAATCAAGTTTGGATACAGAGAGTTCAAGTCGAACGAGGTAATCCACTTGCTCATGCCAACGATTGGGTCTTTCACGTAGCCACCAGGATAAGGCTCTTTGTGCTTTCTGACAGCGGGTGGGATAGCAATCTTTTGCTGGCTCAAGTGACGATAGATGATTGAGTCCCAGATAGAAGTCGTACCGAACGTCTCCATGTAGTTGACACCGCCCTTGTAGGCAACAGTCAACGCTAGGTTCATAAGACCAGTCTGCTTGTCAATCTTATCTACAAGTTGAACATCTCGAATGTTATAGTCAATGAACTTCTGGTAGTCGTTCTTGTACAGAGTGTGAAGACTGCCATGCTCGGCATAGGAAAGCTTCTTCTCACCAACAACAACAGAGGCAATGTGATCTAGTGTATACGATGCCTGAGTGCCGTAGCTGTAGCCGAACTTCTGGAACAGATCAAAGTAGTCCATCTGTTGAACACCGTAGATTTCATAAGCATCTAGGTTCTTACCCTTGACGTTAATCTGACGGTACTTTGTAATACCAAATGGAGAGAACTTTTTCACAGTCTCTTCACCTAGAATTCTAGTTGTACGATTAACCATGTAGGGGATATCAAAGAATCGTATGTTCCAACCAGTGATGATATCAGGACAGTTGTGCATCCAGAAGGTTAGAAACTTCAGAATCAAGTCTGACTCACCAGCACAACGAACATACCGAATCAGCGCACCATCAAGCTCTAGCTGAGACTTAGACGAATCATAGCTATCTAGACCCCAAACGTAATAGATGTTATTATTAGAACTCTTGTATGCAATTGAGATGATTGGATAGTTTGCTTGACCAGGCTCTGGGAAGCCATCATCAGACGCAACCTCAATATCGATATTGCCAACTTCGATCTTCTTCAGGTCGTACTTGATTACACCAGGAAACTTGTCTTGGATAAACTGAGCAACGAAGTTATTGTTACCGTGAATTTTGAAGTTGTCGATGTCTTCATACTTCTTAATGAAGTCAGTAGCCTCACTCATAGAGTCAAGCTCTATAGACTCAACACTACTGCCGTCAAACGCTTTCCAGACGCCTTCAGATTTAGTAGATTGCAGATACATCGTAGGCTTGAAAGGCACCTTTGTCTGGACTCTCTCACCATTATCATTATAACCACGATACAGCATCTTGTTGCCGAATCGATTCACACATGTATAGAAACTCAAATTGATGCTCCATTTTGTATATTATATGTATCATTGTATATCATATGAAACACTTTGTCAAGTAAATTAGTCAGTTCTTTCACCGACTCCATAGTCTACAACAACAGGGAATCTTGGCACACCATCTGGTGTAAGTCCAAAGTATCTAAGTGTTGCCCACTCTGGAGTGACGTTAGATTCCAAAAGTGTCTTCATTTGCTCTTGTGTGCCTCTCACACCAGCACCGACCTCTGTACCATCAGGCATACGAAGCACGAATCGCTTCACATAACCTGCCCAGTTACCTTGACCTTCAACTACAGCAACAACAGGAAACTCTTCTGTGATGAACTCTTTACGCTTCAGCAAGTGGTTAGAACGCTTGTTCTCATATGCGTAATCATTACGAACCATCTGTCCTTCATAACCAGCAGTCATGTACTCGCCGTACTTTTCGTCAAGCTGGTCTTGGGTACTGCACCATACAGTTGGCACAAGCTTCAGATAGTTCCACTTAGCTGACATGCGGTCAAGTGTATTACTTCTCAAGGCAAACGACAACTTGGTATCTTTGGCGTTGTACATATCATAAACGTGATACTGCACAAGGTTCTGCGATTCAGCTATATCTGCCTCTGTACTTTTTGTCTTACGAACTAGGCTAACAATCTTATTGAAGTCTTCTTTCAATTCGTGATTGTACAGTTCGCCATCAAGTACCACTCTCGGATTACTCTGAAAGAAGCTTTTGATCTCTTCCCAGATATGAGGGCAACTGTTGATAGCTTTACCGCTTCGTGTCCATAGACCTTGAGCATTAGCAACGCAACGAATGCCGTCTAGCTTGGGCTGACTATAGCCTTGACTCTGCGGACGCTTCGTGTAATCGTTTGCTAACATTGGAGAGAACTTGTCGTATGAATCAACCTCACTGATGTCAATGAAGTATTCCTTTTCGATACGCTTGTCCCAGTCTGCTTGGGCTTCTGCTTGTGCTTGCGTGTACGCATTAGTCTCGTTGACCTTGCCCACATTCTTCGCTTCACTCAGATTCCACCCACTTGTGACGTTTTGGCCATCTTGCAGTCCACTAATACTTCTAGTGCCTGCGTAGTCATCACTCGAATATCCAACTTGGATTTGCCAGACTCTGATCTTGCCATTAGAGTCACGCTTGTATAATTCGGGTAAACTTTCAATATGTTTCATAGAATATCCTCACTTAGTATTGTTACTATAACACAAACATACTATAACACAAATATTATATATTGTCAAGCGAAAAAGAGGGCTTTCGCCCTCTTTCTTTACTCTTTTTTAGATACGAAGTTGTACATCTCTTGTGCTTTCGCCATCATGTCTTTGAGACAATATGGTGTAAGAGCTTCTTTCATCTCTTCAGCAGTCTTCTTGCCCTCTTCAAACATTTTACGAGTGAATTCAACGTTCATGTGCCAAGATTGGTCCATGTAATCTTTAGCCATCTGTAGCATTTCTGTACGAATTTCGAAGGGATTCTTATTACTCATTATACTTCTCCTGTGTGATGTGTGTAGGCGGGGTTTGACCCCCGCCAGTTTTTGTTACTCGGTGAGCAACTGCTTTGTATCCACTGTGGGTCCATTAATCGCAATCTTTTGCGGTTTCTTTTCCTCAGGGATAACATTCTCTAGCAAGATACGAAGCATTCCGTCTCGTAAACTTGCTTCTTGTACAACAATGGTATCAGCAAGCGTAAACGTCTTTGTGAACGCACGTGCGGCAATACCTTTGTGAATGTACTCTTTTTTATCAGTATCGCTAATCTTACCTTCAACGGTAAGAACACCCTCTTTGACAGAGATGTCAACCATATCTTCAGAAAAGCCTGCAACGGCCATCTCAACGATGTACGTAACGTCACTCTCTTTTGTGATATTGTAAGGTGGATATGGACTAGCTTTAGCCGTTTGATGCATAGTTGCCATGCGATCAAAGATACGATCAAATCCGACAGTAGTGAACGGATCATAGTGGGTTTGCAGATAAGTCATTTTAGACCTCCTATTAAGCAAGGGTTATAATTATGAGTCCCCGAAGGCAACTCATAA